ATTCAATATGATTAAACAACTCCAAAAATGCATCGAAACTCTTTTCAAACGTTTCTCTCATTATTTCATATTTTCTAATTAAATCTGAATACAAATCCGCATATATCTTTGAGTAAAACCTATTTGTAGAGGCTATGGTAAATATTGTTGAACTTACTTTAAGCATGTCATTACTATCAATATTATTAGCTATCATCTCTTCAATCACGCTGACAATATTGTTCGTCACGTCTGTACAATTTTTATCAGACATTTTGTTCAAATACGAGCGAATCAAGTCTATTTTCGCATCAATTCCCACATTTTGTTCTATTTTTGTAGTCTGAAATGTCCGCAATGAATCCCAATCTCCGTCATTAAATACCTCCATATTTTTATTACTGCGTTTCTTTTTAATCGCCCCATTTATATTTGCACTCGGCTCGGTTTTCATCGGATTTTCCTTTTTTTTGAACACCGGGGTTTTTACATAGTTTGGTGAACCAACTTCCAATGCCAATTCAGATATCATATTCAAGACATCTGGCGGCAATTCATAATTGAACCCATTAAAAATGATATTGTTAAAGTCATTTAATGTATATTTTAATATATCTGTCGTCATTACTTGCATATAATATATAAATAGTTGTTACATTTATATCAATTTTTTTAAAATATTATATAAATCAATTAAAATACACTTAAACAGATAAAAATAATATAAGCATGTTCAATGAAAAACTGTCAGCTACTAGAGGGGGGGAGGAAGACAATAATAATAATGAAGATGAATTTGATTCTTCATTCGAATTTAAATCATGGGACGAATTGGAAATAAATACTGACCTATTAAGAGGTATTTATGCATACGGCTTTGAAAAGCCTAGTCCTATTCAGCAAAAAGCTATTAAGCCCATTATCAGCGGGCGAGACATTATAGCCCAAGCACAATCAGGCACTGGCAAAACAGCCACGTTCACGATTGGAGCATTGCAGTTAGTTGATTTAACTAACAACAACCCACAAATTTTAGTTTTGTCTCCAACGAGAGAACTTGCCGGTCAAACGGCTGCAGTAATGGAAGGTATCGGCTCAATGATGAATGGCCTTCGTGTGCAAACGCTATTTGGAGGGTCTTCGTACGAAGAATCCAGTAGTTTTTCAAATAAAAAGCAACCACATGTCATTTGCGGTTGCACAGGACGAATTTATGATATGATGCGTCGTGAAAAAATTGCATGTAAAGAAATAAAGTTGGTCATTTTGGATGAAGCAGACGAAATGTTGTCTTCGGGATTTAAAGACCAAGTGTATAATATTTTTCAATTTTTGAACAGCGAAATTCAAGTTGCATTGTTTAGCGCCACACTGCCTAGTCACATTAATCAAATTATTTCCAAAATTATGCGTAAACCTGTAAGAATAAGCGTAAAAGCCGAGATGCTTACGCTTGAAGGAATTAGTCAATTTTTTGTTGCAATCGAGGATGACCGACAAAAATATCTTACTCTAAAACATTTGTTTTCATTTCTATCTGTTTCTCAATGCATCATTTACTGTAATAGCATTAAGCGTGTATCTGACCTTTATGATGCGATGTGCGAGGACGAATTCCCGGTTTGTTGTATCCACAGTGGTATGGATAAGGTGGCCAGAAACACAGCATTTAATGAATTTAAGACTGGTAAATCTCGCGTGTTGATTTCATCGAATGTTACTGCAAGAGGCATTGATATTCAACAAGTTGGTATTGTTATTAATTTTGATTTGCCAAAATGTGTGCACAACTATCTTCATAGAATAGGACGAAGTGGACGGTGGGGTAGAAAAGGCGTTGGTATTAATTTAATTTCTAGAAGAGACGTTGGAAAGTTGAAGGATATTGAGGGACATTATTCGTGTGAAATAAAAGAACTGCCGGCGAACCTGGATTTCCTTCAGACTTTTAATTAAAGGGAGACAATAGTTATGCTTTTTGTACATATTCGTATAATAAATTTATTATATTTCTAATAAAAATATAATAAATGAACTCTGCCAACAAATTGGAAAATATGAACCAGTATTTTAAATTGCCCATTTTTTACAATAACAAAAAAGTACAACTAAAAGAAAATGTAATTAAAGACCTAGAACTGGTAGAAACGGTTGACCCATCGTCTAATTCAATAACATCTTTTTTTTTTAACAGCACAAATAGTAACACATTTGCCAAAACAATCGGCCAACAAGCATGCCTCCATTACACGACAGACGTTGATTTTTTAAAAGAAAACCAAACACTTTTACAAGAATATAAAAAAATAGAAAACAAATATACTTATACAGATAAAGATTATAAAACGATAATTGACGTGTGGAGCGAAATAAAAGGCGACACGGGATTTAAAGAAAAATACCAGTACATCGATTGGTCAATGTTTGAATTTCTTAATAATTCCGAACACTTTCTTCAAATTATGAGCTTGTATAACATGATTTCGCCTGTTATTTCTTTTTTTATTCCAATAATAATCTTAATAATCCCTTTTTTTGTTATTAGGTTAAAAGGACTCACGTTGACCGTCGAAGAATATATTGACGTATTGAAATTAGTAGCCGAAAACCATGCTCTAGGCAAACTTTTTACAAAATTTCACGAAGTATCCATTAATGAAAAAATATATTTTGTAGCTTCTGCCATGTTTTATTTGTTTTCAATCTATCAAAATGTGTTGGTTTGTATTAGATTTAATAGCAACATGATTAAAATACATAACCATTTAAAAGACGTCCAACTTTATTTAGATTTTACAATTGCTTCAATGGATAATTATTTAGTCTATTCTTCGCATTTAACAACGCAAAAAGAATTTAACGACACTGTTCATGATAAAAAGAATACGTTGATTGAATTTAAAAATAAATTAGCTATTGTATCTGAGTACAAATTCACAAACTTTACAAAGGTTTTCGAAATAGGACATATTTTAAAAACTTTTTATGAGTTATACGATAACAAAGAATATAACGATGCATTTATGTATTCATTTGGGTTTAATGGATATGTAGATTTACTCGAGGGATTAATTGTTAACATTGAAGAGAAAAAGGTCAACTTCTGCGACTTCATAAGTGAAAATAAGAAAACTATATTTAAAAATAATTATTACGCGTGTTTAAAAGATGCGAATCCAGTTAAAAATACTGTAAAGCTAAGCAAAAATTTAATTATTACTGGTCCAAACGCCTCGGGGAAAACAACCATTTTAAAGTCTACTCTGATTAATGTTATATTTAGTCAACACTTTGGGTGCGGGTTTTACGATTCTGCAAAAATAAACCCATTCCATCATATTCACTGTTATCTAAACATTCCCGACACATCTGGCAGGGATAGTTTATTCCAGGCTGAAGCTAGACGGTGCAAAGAAATTTTGGATATTGTCGACAAGAATAAGAACGACAATCATTTTTGTGTATTTGATGAAATTTATTCAGGAACTAATCCAGATGAAGCCATTGTTAGTGCAGTTTCATTTATGGAATACTTAATAAAAAATGAAAATGTATCATGCTTATTAACCACGCATTTTATAAAAGTTTGCAAAAAACTCAAAAAGAACAAAAACATATTAAATTTCTACATGGACGCGACCAAAAACAATAATAAAATCCACTATACCTACTCAATGAAAGAAGGCATTTCCAACGTTAAAGGAGGAATTAATGTTTTGTGTGATATGAATTATCCAAAAGAAATTATTGACAACACGATTAAAAACCTAACGTAAATGTTTTTATAATTCGTTAATTTATAAATTTATTAATATTTTGTTTTTGTATTAATATAGTATGAATTGTTTCAATGATTTTTTTACTCCATCATTTTTAACATTTTTAGGATTATTGGCTATTGTTTTAGCGTTAGTAATAATTTATTTTGAAAGTAAAATGAGAGAACAAAATCATAAAATATCCTCCATGTTAAGTTTGGTTTCTTCTTTAGCAGAAGAATTAAATAACACAAAAATGGGGTTAAACCATTTAACTATGATGATTGGTGGTAGAGGTCCTACTGTAGCTACAGGTAATACGCATGTTTTAAATATGACAAATGAAGAAAATAATTTGATTCATGTTTCGGACGATGATGACGATGATGACGATGATGACGATGATGACGATGATGACGATGATGACGATGATGACGATGATGACGACGACAATGATGCTGACGATGACTCGCAAAAAATCATCATTAGTGATTCGGCAGAAATTAAAATTTTAAAAATAAATATTGCAGATGATGAAAGTAGTGTAAACAATTATGTTGCTGACGTAATTGACGACGACTCTGATAGCGAGGAATTAGATGAATTAAAAGAATCGGAAATCAATTCCGTATCAGATTCTGATTCTGGTAAAAATTTTGCGCCACCAAAACTCAATAAATCAAAACAAGTAGCAAACGTCTTTGATTGTATTCAAGAGACTAGCAATGAAATTAAACTACACCAAACAAATAATGTATTTGATTTAAAATCAATTAACATATCTAATTTAGAAGAATCGTCCGCCGAACCAAAAGGTGATAAAGATTATAAAAAAATGTCTGTTACAAAACTTAGAGACATTGTTTTAGAAAAGGGTTTATCTACTGATGCAAGCAAACTTAAAAAACTAGATTTAATTAAATTGCTCGATTTAGAATAAGATTTTATCTAGTAATAATATAATATGAGCTGGGGAACTTGTTATTCAGGGTCAAACAATACTCATTTTAATTTTCCACCAATCATGGCTGATGGAAGAAATTATGCTTCTTGGCAACCTGAGGCTGTCGTCAATGAAAGAATACAAAAATCCGAGGGCATTACTAGTAACTGGGCGTATCGACAATTTTTGCAACACAATAGTGGACAAATTAGAAACTACAACAATTTAGAGGCTTGTTATGAATTAGGTTTAGACCCACATGTTCATACTGGAACTACTCCATCTAGTAATGTTCCTCATAAATTTAAGTCTATATACGATACGAATAGACCCGGATTTGGTTATAGCAATAGTGATTTGAAAAATCCATATTTAACAAGCGAACAATTAAATGCTAGAATGGTTTCTCCTTCTATTAATCCTGCCAACTTTCAAAAGCAGAATCAACAGAAATAAAAAAACTAGAAAAAAACAATATAATAATAAACTATTTATTATTATATGAAAGTATTGAGCATTGATGTCGGGATTAAAAATTTGGCTTTTTGCCTATTCGAAAAACAAGATGGAAATACCAATTTCATTATATCAAAATGGGACATTGCAAACGTTTCAGAAAAAGAGACATTTAAATGTTGTGCTATTGACAAAAATATAGCATGTAATAAACCCGCTAAATATAAAAAAAATCTAGATTGCTTTTGTTTAAAACACTCGAAAAAACAAACGTTTCAAATTCCTGCAAAAGAATTACACCCGACATCTATTCAAAAACAAAAAATTCAAACCCTTTTAGAAATAGCAAAGAAATATGGTATTGTTCATGAAAAATCGCCAAAAAAAGCTGAATTAGTCACAATTATTAAACAATATGCATACAATAATTATTTTCAAACAATTGATTCTGTTAACGCAAGCAAAGTTGATTTAA